TTAGATCACATCACATTGTAGATGATGAAGACATTGATAGAAGACAAATCATCTACAACCTTAATCTACAAAGATCTTTGTGGATTAGAAATGAATTAAACAAGCCTGGGAGGACTATAGATCCTTTCACAGTACAATCTTTAGGCTGTGTGGAATTAGAAGTGGCAGATACTTCAGACTGCCCGGAATTACCAGTAGGATGTTCTATACTTAGAACTAAATGTGAGATTCCAAAAACAGTAGAACTACACCAGCGTAATGCTATTACTAAGGTAGGCCCAGTAGATAAGATGGACTATTTCTTTTCTTTTGTTCCATATGCTCAAGCTATTTATTCCGGTAACGGTAAATACAACGGGAATTCAGTATTTGCATTCCTGCATAATAATAGAATGTATTTTAAGGTAAACTCTGCCCAGCAAAAGCTTATAAGAAGAGTGAATATTATGGGGATATTTGAAGATCCTACAGCAGTTACATCTTTCTGTAACAATGCTGCAGGTACATGTTTTTCAGCAGATGATCAGTATCCTATTAGTAGTTGGATGTTACCTTATATTAGACAAGAATTAATTAATCAAGTAGTAGGTAGTATCCAAATGCCAGAAGATAATACCAATGATGCTACTGCAAATGAACGTAGAAGTGTCTAGAGGTAAACAAGAAGAGAAGATCAAGGTACATGTAGGCATGAGTGATTTTTACAAGCACTACTGTCTTACAACGTTTAAGGAGAAAAAGGGAGGTAGAACTATTGTCCATGACAATTCTATGTATGCTATAGATAGAGCAACCTACGGACAGATAGTTGAGTTCTTTCATTCTAGGATAACTGATGAAATTATGTTAGATAATTTTGAGTTTAAAATGCCGGCAAGAATGGGTACTTTATCAATACGTAAGAGAAAACCTAAACTCAGATTTGATGAAGATGGTAAATTAATAAATAACATGCCTATTGATTGGAAAGCTACTAATGAACTATGGGAAGAAGATCCAGAGTCTAAAGAGAAAAAGAAATTAGTAAGGCATATGAATGAGCACACAAATGGTTATGTACCTTTTTGGTATTACAATCCAAGGACAGGTACATTTAGGTTTAAAAATGCTTATAAATTTAACGCTACAAGAACAGTTAAAAGAGCTTTAAGTAAGGTACTTAAAGACGACAATATAAATACAAACTACTATTTAAAATAAAAGATTATGTACGGAATGGATGAAAGTAAAGTACGTACCAAAAGTGTAACCAAAGACGGTGTCACTAAAACATTGAAAGTAATTACTGCAGAGAATGGATTTGTTGTTTGCGTAACTACTGAATATGAGAAAAATGGTGAGTACAAAATAGACAAGAAATGGTGGATATCTAAAAAAGATCCAATGCCAGAATCTAAAGAAAAAGAAAAAGAGCCTGAAACAGTAGCTCAAGCAGTAAAGAACATTAATTTCTAAGACATGATTAACGGAAAAGTAAAAAGTATACAGCATATCATTGAAAAGGTCTTTAGAGATACAGGAGCCGTAGAAGGTATAGATCTTCATGATGCTGTTGAATGGGCAGGTGAAGCTGTAGAACTTATAGGAGCTCCGCAAAGTTTAGTGAATAAAGTTGCTTGTATAGAGATTACTAATGGTAGAGGAGATTTACCTTGTGATCTACATCTAGTAATGCAGTTTAGATATAAAACTGCTAATGGATATGTAGCCATGGGGTATGCCTCAGACAATTTCCATATGCACTGCAATCCGTCTCCAGATATTGGATGTAAATCTTCTGTGACATATACATTGAGTAATGATTGTGTTTTTACTAACTTTGGTAGCGGAACAGTAGAAGTAGCTTATAGAGCTCTGCCAACAGATAAAAATGGTTGGCCTACAGTTCCTGATGACATTAAATTTATCAAAGCTGTAGAGTATTACATCAGAGAAAAGGTTGACTATAAATTGTGGAGAACAGGAAAAATTCCTCAAGGGGTTTATGAAAAAACCGTACAAGAGCAAACATGGTACTTAGCCGCTGCTCAAACAAGAATGGCTATGCCTTCTGTAGATGAATTAAAGAACATCAAGAATAACTGGATTAGACTTATTCCTAAAATCAACCAGGAAGAAGATTTCTTCTCTACATTAGGAATACAAGAACAAAGATACATTGGTACTAGAAACAGTAACAATGGTTCTTTTGGTTCAGAAGTAGACAGAGATGACTACTTTGATTACTTAGATCAAAATACTATATAATGCCAAAGTCTAGAAATTCATATAACAAAGGGTTAAACCAAGATGCTAGTAGATCTAAATATGATCCTGCTAACTACTATGACGCTCTAAACCTTAGAGTAGTTACACATGACGGATTATCTACAGGTTCTGTAGAAAATGAAAAAGGTAATGCATTAACTTTTGGTATACCTGATTTACCAGCTACCTTCTACACGCATTCAGATGGTACTGTAACTAACGTGCCGGCACAAACTAACTTAAAAATTATAGGATGGACTGCTGTATCTAACTACGTAGTAATTTTTACTACTAATGAAACAACATCTAATCCATTAAATAGTGTTGGGCAAGTGTGGAAGTTACAATATGATGAAGCCACTAACACAATAGTTGGTATTGGTGGTGGTCTTGGTAACCCTCAATTGACTATTACAAACCATTTGGTATATAACGGTTACTTGAATTTCTCTTCTTATAACAGAATAGAAGCTGAAGGAAGGTTTGAAAATAGTGCTAAAGTAAGAGTTTACTTTACAGATTTTTACAACCCTCTAAGAACAATAGATATTTTAGATCCAGACGTGATTAACTTAAAGGCTGATGTTATTGATATCAAGCCAAATATTACATTTAGTCCGCCTACTGTAGTAGGTATTGGTATTGGTAGTTTAGCGCATGCTTCTAAAGTACAATATGCCTACAGATTAATTAGTAGTCAAGGAGCTCAAACTATTGTGTCTCCTACAACACCATTAGTTACATTGATTAGTCAAGACACTAATTCTGAAACTAACTACATAGACATTATAGGAAATACTCCAGATTCTGGAACTTCTAAATCCGTGACATTTAACATCAAAGAACTAGATCAAGACTTTGCTGTAATTGAACATTTAGCTGTACTATACACAACTAAAGATGCTCCACAGATTTTTAAATTTGGTGAGGAAGCTGTACCAGCAAGTGGAGAGATTACAGTTACTTTGGATGGAAGTGAGACAAGAATACAGCTTACACAAGCAGAGTTCTCTTTAATTTCTTCAGGGTTTGATACCTGTAAGACTATTGATGCTAAAGATAACGTTCTAGTTGCTGGTAATATTAAAACAACTCCTGCAGAAGTTAGTACAACTCTATGGGATGCTAGAGCATACAGATTTAATTCTTCTAGAATTGCAAGAATATATAACAATACTGTACCTCATGATATTAACGGCGTTAACCCGGATTGGTTATTAGGATTTGGTAGTAACCAAAGTGCAGGTTATATAGAGCATGATGCCATCAATCCTTTTAACAAAGAGACTCCAGATCCTGCTTGGACAACTGGTGCTCAATATAAATATCAGGCAGATGGTGTTACACTTGGAGGTGAAGGCCCAAATGTTAAGTATGAATTTGTGATGGAGCAACTAGAGGTAGATAAAAAAAGTGCTATCTCACAGAGAAGAAGCCCTCCTCACATAGAAGCTACTAGATATCCTTCTGGTACTCTTAGAGGCTTTGGTGTAAAGTATCCTAGCGGAACTGATGTTACACATGACATAAGTGGAGAATATCCTAACTTTGCATCTCCTATAATAGAATCTTTATTTACAGGATATGCTAGAGGAGAAGTATACCGTTTTGGTATTGAATTTTATAAAAAGAAAGGTAACACTACATTTGTTGCCTGGATTGGTGATATTAAATTTCCGGAACCAGCGGATGGATTCTTGATAGGTAATGGTACCTTAGATTCTGGAAGCATGTATGTTAACTCTTTAGGGATTAGATTCACTATAGACATTTCTGCTATTGCTAATGATATTGCAGGATATAGAATAGTACGGGCTGAAAGAACAGATAATGATATTACTAGATTAGGTACTGGTACAATAATCATCATGAACAGACGTAGAGATGATGATAACCAACCATCTTCTAACAAGATTAAAAATACCTTATATGAATCTTTTGTAAAACCAATAAATGGTTTTGATGTAGAAGTAGGTATTGATCAAGTTAACTGGGGAGGTAGTAATACAGATTCTAGATTTCACTTACCTGATCAGATAGGCCCAGATGAAGGAGATTATGGTACACACCAAGGAGTAAATTTACAGTACCCTAGTACTAAACAAAATACTGTATTCTTATCACCTTTAACAGTTGTTAAAGACCATATAAACTTTGGCCATAAGCAAGGAGATTACATAAAAACTTTAGGTTACTATAGAGCTAGAGCAAAGTCTATTACAAATAATACAAGTCAAATTAATAATGATGATGCACGTAGCCAACAATGGGTATGGGTAAATAGACAATGGGAAGCCCCTACACATGGAGCAGAGAATTTCTTTATTGAAAAGATCTTATATCCAGAAAACGGACAAAGATATACTGGTACTCAAATACCTGATTCCATCTCTAGTGGTGGTGATGATTGGATTAATATCAGTTATGGAAAATCTAATGGTACTGTACAACTAGGTTATCCATTTGGTATAGGGGATCAAATTGCTTATATGATCTTAGACAATACTCCTCCTACTAATTATACACCAGGAAGCTCTATGTCTTGGAATTCACATCCACAAGTTGGTAACTATACAGTACCAATACATGGTGCACTTCACTATACCACCAATATCTACAAAGGTAAAGAAGTGGCTTATGTAAGACCTCTTGCTGAACAGTATGGAGGAGATTCTTATGCGGCTAGAAGTAAGCAACAGTATATTTCTACAGGACATTTCCAAGTAGTAACTCCTAATGTTCCAACTACTCTTGCTTTTAACGTTTATGGCGGAGATGTTACAGTATCCTATTGGGATAGAGAGTATATACAACCTTATTTAAACCAAACTGCGCAAGATACTCAGGGAAAGTTAGACGCTCCTAATGACTGTAACTTGTCTGTAGCTACTTTATTCCCTTGTGAATCTAGAATAAATATGGAGTATTCTTGGGGAAGAACTTGGGCTAAAAATAGAGACGGTGAAGATGTAGGACAATACGTTAATGAATCATACAATCATGATGAATTTTATTTACAACAAAACAATTCTGAAGGTAAA